GGCCAAAGCCCCATAGATTCATTTTGGTGAATCTATGCCACTAAAGTAGAGTAAGATCTATTTCTTTGGTTTAAAGGAAACTTTATCAAGGTTTATCCCATTCTTTATTATGTAACTCCCTGTTAAGGAGCCATATATAAAGTACATACAGCTCCGCATTACACTCTAGTGTGAACCAGAGTATAAATAGAGCAGTCACAAAAACTATAAGTTAACATATGAACTTAAATTTATATTTAATAACTAGTAAGCTATTAAACATAGTATTTAAAATCCAAAATGGTAAATCTTATATAAATCCCTTCTTCAAAATTATTAGTCATGAAATGAAACATAATGGAGTAATCCATACAGTTAAATACATGAAACAAGTAAGGTTACACATCACAAAATATTTGTGTGGTAATCCTTTACTTACTAATAAAGTTGGAGTTGGGGTTTGTAAAGATGGATGACCAAAACGTTTTCTTTTCTTAAAACCACTTACAGAGAAAGGATTAAGTGAAATAAAGTTTCTTATGACTTTACTTTTACTTAACCGTTCTCATGAAGTGATTAATAAGAAAGAACAAAGAAAGTTAACCTATGATTTAGACCCAATTATTAATAAATCAACATGTTCTTTAACAATACCTACTGGTGTTATTAAAGATTTTGTTAATTATTATAATTTAGGTCAAAATAATGAAGTTAAATTTGAACTAACTAATTTGTACCTTTCATTGAAAGCTGGACCCGTAGGTCAAGCTACAGTGAATGGTTTAAGATTATTGAGTACTTACTCATATGATCTTTTACAATTAGTTGGTAATTTAACAAACATTAAAGGTTTTGACTTTCTCTGTCAGTCATATAAATTTGCTATTGATAATAATTTATCACCAAAGATAGAGGTACCTAATAGCAAAAATGCTATTATAAATGGTCACTTTACTTTAGGTAAATTATCTACAATTAAGGATCCTGAATGTAAGATAAGAGTAATTGCTATAATAGATTATTATACACAATTATTTCTTAAACCTATCAATGATATTATTTTTGATAAATTAAAATTAATACCAAATGATAGAACTTATACTCAAGATCCTAGCAAAGATATGTGAACTGGAGAAGACCGGTTTTGATCCCTTGATTTAAAGTCTGCTACAGATAGATTCCCTATTCACTTGCAAGCAAGATTACTATCTATTATTTTTAATAGTAAAATTGCTTACTCCTGAAAAGAAATTCTAACTAAAAGATGATTTAGAGACCATGAGTTTAACTGACACCAATATGGTGCAGGACAACCCATGGGCTGTTATTCATCTTGAGCAGCCTTTACCCTTACACACCATCTTGTAGTATTTTATTGTGCCAGGTTAACTGGTAAATATAATACTCACAAGTATAATAGATTTAACAATTATATAATTCTTGGGGATGATATCGTAATCAAAGACGATTCAGTCGCACAACAATATATAAGAGTTATTTCTAAATTAGGTGTGGAATTATCTGAGTCAAAAACTCATGTATCTAATGATACATATGAATTTGCCAAAAGATGATTCAAGGGAGGTAAAGAAATAAGTGGCTTACCTATGAGAGGAATAGTTAAGAATATAACTAATCCTTTCATAGTGTACACAATATTATATAATTTTTTCAAATTACATAATAATTTGTACACCTCAATTCTATCTTTAGATTTGGTGGTTAAGTCCTTATACAAGGGATTAAACATTAAATTAATAAAATCTTATAGTGAAAAACTTAAAGTGATAAACCCTCTTAAACCTTTAGTTAAAACTAAAAGAGTTAAGAAAGTTATCACAAAGAATTTTTCACTTAGATTAATTACATTTAATGATATTCAGTTGTTTGGAGCAACATTAGATTATGTATTCAACATTGGAAGTTTTGATAAACTAAGAAAGTTTATCATAACTAAAAATGAAGAATACGCAATCCCAAATGGAAAGGTAGTCCGTTCTGAGATAGAACAGATTCTTTCAAATGGAGTTGTTACTCTTATAACTCAGAATATGACCAAATTAATAGGTTATATGAAAGTAATTAAGGATAAAAATCCTTATACTGACATAAACTTATTAAGGTTTGAT